AGTCCAGCCTCAGCGCGACCCTCAGCGCTCGGGTCCTGGCACAGTTCGCTCGGCAGTCCGCACATGGGGCACAGGCCCGCCTCGTACTCGTCGAGGGCGAGCATCCACGCGCGCTCGTTCTCGTCCCACTCGACCTCAGGCCGAGACGAGACCATGCGGCCCGCGCCGTCGTACTCGTAGACCGTGACGGGCTCCCAGCCCGTGAAGCGCTTGTAGGAGAGCCCTAGTCGTCGGGCTGCTCGGAGTTCGCCGCGGAGGACCGCATCAGCGCTGACGCGGCCCGTGAAGTAGGGCCCGCCGTGACTCCGTTGTTCAGGCGGAACAGGTCGACGGCGAACTCCTGCCACTGGGCGTTCGACATCTCATCGGCAGCCTCGGTCCAGTCCGAGCCGGAGAAGTCCACGGGCTCGTCGTCGGACGCGCGCTTCACGGACTCGATCGACTCCGGCATCGCGGCATCTACGAACGTGGAGACGTTCACGCCGTAGGTCGCGTCGATCTTGTTGTCCTCGCGCGGCGGGTGCCCGGCCTCGAGCTCGGCCCAGCGCTTGCGGGGGAGCGCGGTCAGCGTGAACACGACCGTGGAGGCGACCATCTGGGCCTCGAGGTCGGTGATCTGCTCCGCGAGGCGACGCGCCTCGGTGTTGCCGGTCATCATCCCCGTGTCGGGCTTGGCGCGCTCTGCGGCGAGGGCGACCTGCAGGTTCTCGTGCTGAGCCGCGAGGTCGAGGTCCGTGCACAGTCGGACGGTGGACGTGGAACGCTTGATGCCGAGCTTGCTCATGATGCTCCCTGGTCTCGGGTCAGTTCTTCACGGGGGCGACGCGGGTGGTGCGCTTGTCGTCGCTTTCGCGGCGGACAGGGATGAACACCCGGTGCTTGTGGAGGATGTTGCGCTGGGCGTCGATGACATGCGCGCCGTTAGTTCCGCGAGCCACGACGAGCGCATGCACGCCCTCGGGGGCGAACCTCAGTTCGGACAGATCGTTCGGGTCGAAGCCGACCGACTCGAACAGGTGCTGGTACTGCTCGGCGGTCAGGAACTCGGGGACGCCGGGAATGGTGATGCTCATGGGAACCGCCTCCGCGGGTCGTCGGTCCGGGCGGGAGGTGACCCGCTGGCGCGCGCCCGGACCAGGGGAGAATCGCGCGCCAGCGGGAGAGAGGGTTACGGACCCGCGACGACCTCGACCTCGGTCTGCACGTCCGCCGTGACGAAGCCCGTCCACGTCGACCGGATGACCGAGTTCGCCTCGGGGGCCACGTCCTGCTTGACGCCCGCCTGGAACGGGATGACCGTCACCTTGTCCGCCGCCGCGATGGGCGTGTCGAACGCCTTGCCGCGGCGACGCACGAGGTACTGCTGCGAGCCCTCGATCAGCGTGTCCACGAGCAGGTTGTCCGTCGCCTCCTGCGGCGAGTTCGTGTTGTCGATGCCCGTCAGGGTCAGCGAGTACGTCTTGGTGCCAGGCTTGCCGAACACCTGCGTCGAGCACAGGCGCTCGTCGGTGATCGTCGCCTGGTCCACGGACATGCCGAACCCGTCGCGGGTCAGGTAGCACGAGACGTCGACAGCGGTGCCGCCGGTCAGCTCGGTGACAGTGGGCGCCGACGTGTCGGCGATCGCGGGGACGAGCAGCGTCAGGACGTTGCCGTCGGACGGAGTCGAAGGAATCTCTGCCATTTTGGTTCTCCTCAGGTAAGGGGCTGCGCGGGCTCTCACCCGCCGACACGACCAGCAGTCGCGCGGTTTAGTGCACCCCTTGCTGTATGCTGGGGTGATGGGGACTTCAAAAGCTTGCAAGGCGTGCTCAGTCGAGAAGCCTGTGACCGAGTTCTATGGCGACCGCTCACGGTCAGACGGCTTCTGTCGCCTGTGTAAGGAGTGCACCCGCGCCAAAAACAAGGCTTGGTATGCGTCAAACGCAGACTTGGCCAAGGAGCGCTCGCGCGACTGGGGGGCGAAGAATCGCGAGTATCGATCCGCCTACGACAGGACGCGCTACCCCCGAGAGAAGGAGGTTCGCGCGGCGAGGGCGGCCGTGTGGCGGGCTGCAAACCCGGAACGCGCGCGGGAACTGGCCCGGCTATCCGCGGCCCGCAACCGGGAGCACACCAGGCGACTCAAGCGAGCCAACGAGGCTCGCCGGCGGGCCGCAAAAGCCTCCGTACTGGCCCTGCCTTTCGGCGTAGACCAGCTCGCGGCGCGAACCGCCATGTTCGGGGACCGGTGCTGGATTTGCAGGGGCCCGTATGAAGCCCTCGATCATGTGAAGCCACTATGCAAGGGCGGGCCGCACATGCTGGCGAACTTGAGGCCTATCTGCGCCACCTGCAACGCCCGCAAGGGCGGGAGGTGGCCCTACTCTGCCGAACCCGCAGGTGCGGACTCGACCTCACGCGAGGCCGACCGGCCCGCGAGCTTGGTGTGGTGCTTCGGGCGGCGGATCGCGACCGACGGCGGGTAGTCCTTGCGGTTGAGCAAGGTCAGGGACACGCCGATGCGCTTGTCACCCTCGGGGACGTCGAACTGGTGCTTGGTGTCGTTGTCACGCACGCGGACGTAGATCACGGGGCCTCCTTGTGGTCACGACGAAGCGCCCCGGACGCGATGCGGCGGGGCTGGCGGGTTGGTGGGGTCAGGTGGTGCGGGACGTGGTGAACGAGAACGTCATGCGCGCCACAACAGGACGCTTGCCGTCCGCGAGCACCGTGTCGGTGTCCTCGTAGGGCTCAGACGCGCCCTCGAGTAGCAGGCGGAACGGAGCCCAACCCTCGGGTGCGATGCGGGCGAACTCCCACGACTCGATGGCAGCCTCGGCGAGGATGCGCACGGCGTTCTGCGTGACGCCTGCAATGGTGACGACCAGGCGGCCGTTGAGCGTGAGGCTCGTGGCCGCTAGGGACCGCTCAGAGACGCCAGGGATGGCGACGCGCGTCGTGATCCACGGGAGCGTCGTAGAGGACGGGACCTGCCCGTCGAAGTGCTTGTAGGCCGCAGGGTGTACGGACTGGATCGCGGCAGCGAGAACGCTCAGGGTCGTCACAGCAGATCCCCCATGACCTTCTCGATGTTCTCCATCATGCGCGGCTCCTCAGCGTCGACCGGACCGTCAAGATCACCCGTGCCACCGCCGCCATTCGCGCCGCCGAAGAAGAACAGGTTGCCGAGCGCACCGCCTCGACGTTCCTTGTCCGGGCCGACCTCATAGGAGATCTGCCCGATGCTCGTCGTCGAGTCGTAGGTGACCGACCCTGCCGCGCCCTTGAAGTGACGCGACCGCGAGAACTGCCCGTTGTACTCGTCCTTGAGGTTCTGCGCGCCACGCTTCACCACGGCATCGAGCGGCTTGACAGCCTTGCCCGGAACCTTGCCCAGGTCGACGATCAGCCCACGCAGCTCCGAGTCATCGACGTTCACGACACGATCTCCACGAACATGCGCTGTGCCGTCTGCGTCGACCGCTCATCACGGCCCGCGATCCGGTACACGTTGCCCACCAGATGCGGCTGCAACTCCGACGCCACGACGTCCACAACCATGCCCGGCTCAAACGGCCCAGCAGACCACGGCACATGCAAGATGTACCGCTGCACCGTGAACGTCGCCCCACCGGCCTCGGGGGACTGCTCGTAGGGACGATCGCCACCGATCTTGCACTTGCCGGCGTAGACCGCGGGGCCGTAGATCGGGGTCGAGACGCCGGTTAGGTCGTCCGTGGACTCGCCGATGACCGGGCGGATGGTGCAGGTGTCGAGCATGAGGCGCTCGGCGGCGCGGCGGGCGGATGCCAAGTTCGACGGCCTCACGTGCGCCTCCTCAGTACCAGGGGAACAGCGGACCGCCCTCGGTAGGCACCCACCCTGCGGTGGGCGACGCCGTGGACGTCTTGGTGGTGGCGAGGACGCCGATGCCCGACGTGCGGGCTGCGACGTGCGCCGAGAGGGTCGCCTTCTCCGATGCAGTGAGGAACAGCCCGGCCTCGGGGACGACACGTCCACCGCCGCGCCAGTCGTCAACGGCCTCGTTCGACCAGCCCTCAGGGTTGGAGTACCCGCGGGCTGCGACCTGGATCGTTACGGTCGAGACCGCCTCGGGCAGGTCTGGGTCGACCATGCCGGCGTCCGTGAGCCACACCTTGTCCGTGAACGTCCGCACGAGCACGGACGCGCCACGGAGCACAGACTCCGCCCGCTTGACGTCGACAGCCTCAGAGATCGGCTCACCGAGCCAGTCGGCGAGGTCGCTAACGGTAGCGAGCGGAGTCTGTGCTGCCATGTCAGGCCCCAGCAGTGACGGTCAGGGACACGGCGCGCTGCGCGTCGAGCGTGGTGGCGCCGACGAACGTGTCGACGACCGACTGGTCCTCGAGCTGCAGCGGGTTGTAGTGCTGGATCCACCGCAGCGCGAAACCATCCTGCGCGACGGTGGCGGACTTGGCCGCACCCTCCGGCTGGCGCGAGGGGCGGGTGACGTGCGCGAACGCGTCGCGGTGGTAGGCCACCCCGAAGTCGTCCGTGAGCGCCGGGTCCTCCACGACGGTGAAGCCGCGCAGGCGACCGATGATGCCCTCGCGCAGCGCGCCG